CTATCAGCAAGCTGTAGCATTTCATTACGTTGCTGATCATTATCTGCAGCATTCAATGTAGCAATAAACGCATCCGTCTCAGTTTGACTTCGATTATCAGCGTATGCTTGAACACTATCCCCAGCATCTTGAAACCCTTGTTTAATGCCATCAGTAGCATTAACTAATAAAGCATTAGCCGCTGCATTGCTTGGAGCAACAATATTCTGCCATGTAATAGGTGTACGGGCTCTAGCCATTACTATTCTCCTGATTTATACAATTAATTTATCTAGCGTGTATCCACCTGTTCTCTTGCCTTTAGATACAAAGTTATTTCTAGCTGTAATATCATTATTAGCTAATTGTCTACGTCCAGCAGCTGCTCTTTGAGCCTCAGCAAAGTTCAATCCAAATTGTCTTTTATTTTCCCCGAGCTGATCTCTCGCTATACCTAGATTCTTAAGCTGTGCAAACCCAGACATTAATCCACCAATACCTTGAATACCCTGACTAAGTACGCCTAGTTTACCCATTGTACTCATTCCCTGGGTAGGAGCACCAAATTGCTGACCGCCTTGAGATAAATCGTATTGATTAACTATATCACCATTACCCCACTGAAGTTCATCAGTATTAGGTACAAGACCTTGCATAAACGACCTATTACCAATACCTCCACCTCCCATTCGGGGATCTATAGGCGTTCCGCCATATCTATTATCTAATATTGCCATAATACATACTCCTTAAATAGTTGCTGTTCTGCATAGAGTTTACCCCTACTTAGTATAATTGTCTATGCTAGATATAGGAGGACTCTCCTGATACCTGCATATTAATAATGCCTTCAGGTTCATACATTGTATATTGCATCGTTGTTGTTCCTTCAAATACAACAAACATATGTTCAGGATACATTGGATTTAAACTAGCTCTTTTAACAGAAGTTAACCCATCGTAAGTCCGGTTACCCCCTTCATATATTTCATTAAGATACATGGCGTTAAGAGTCTCTAATACACCCTTTGTTTCTTTATCGAATACTTCTACATCTGCTTTAAGCTCGGCTTCTGTATCTTTAATCACTTGAGTTTGGACTGTATTGATATTACTTATAGCTGATGCAGCTATTTGAGCATAATCCCAGCCAGTTAATGCACCATCGGATGCTCCTGGGCCATACATAGCCATCCCAACTGCAGCAACTATTCCAAGAACCATAGCTAATTCTGGACTAACCTTAGCTACTTCAGTCAAGATAACCTGAATTAGCATTTGAATTAGAAGACCTTTTACGATTGCTACAAATGCCCCCCATACTAGCGCTGATGTAACTGTACCAGTTACTGCTGCTGTTATTAACGCCCCTATTGGACCACCTCCTGCAGCTAAAGGAGGAAACATTATTATTAATACGATTACTACAATGATAATGATCAGAATTAACAGCGCTGTTAGAAAACTCATACTAGCAGGCTGGATCACTTCATAATGGGCTATATAAATAGATACATGCGCGCCTGCTAAGAATAGCTGAGTAATATCTTTATTAGACCGATCTTTAAAGAAGGTATGAACGAATGGAGCCATTAGGTCATCTTTATTAGCTAGATTAAATCTAACAGTTTTAAAGACTCCACTATCTCCATCAACAACTTTAAGAGCTCCACTTGGAGCAGTTACTGTATATGCATCTAAACCTGATTCAGTACACCTATAGTACGTAATCGACTGCCCTACTGTGGTTTGTTCTGCTGCCTCTTTAACAGCTTTCAGCCCTCCAGAACCATTGTTCTCAAATACCATGTCTCCAGTTAGGAATTTCAAAGCACTTGTGGTTCCATCTGAATCTTGTAAAACTGGGCTGGGATTATTATAGGATAGCCTAGTAGTTACTTGTAACCAATTAGCTCCTTCTGTAGTAGTAGTACCTGGGTTTACTACCCCATTACCTGCTAAGAACGCAGCTACTTCAGCTAGCGTATCGGCTTTATATCCAACGTTATAAGTACCTTTACCTGACGAAGTGTAATAATCATAAACTAATAAATTAGAGCTATTAAATTTAGATAGATCCGAATAATACACTCCATTCTCGGTACTACCACTATTTCCAATAATAGTAGCTAATGGAGTAAAGGCATATGTGATATATGACCATTGAAAAGCATACTTACTATCTGCGGTAGTAGTAATGATGTTATTTACCGGCTTATCGTTACCAGCAGCAGTGTTATTATATATTCCTTGAGAAACTGCTTGAGCTGCATATAGATTCTCAAATGCCGTGTATAAGTACTGCATACCTACAGAACTGGTATCCCACATTCGTACGCCAAACTTAATATAAACATTATCTATATCACCGGCTAATGCTCCAGGAGCAGTCATTACTTTATCTAAAATCAATGCCGGATCTAAATCAACTAGGTCACATAGAGCTACAATTTTATCAGCTTTAGTTGCCCCAAATGTAGTGTAATCAGAATTACTAATTCTTAAAGGAATGTCAGGTAACGCTTTTACAGCACTTCCGTCTAGATTAAGAGGGGTTTCTACTGTATCTAGATCCGTATAGACTCCTGTCCCTATTTTATATATGAATATGTACTGACGACTCGGTGCACTATCTCGGTAGTATTTAGAAATATAATGAAGGTTATTTGGCTTTGCAGGTATCGTATAAGACAGTGTTCTCGTTACACCAGATGCGTTATATACAGGAACTGAATAAGTACCCGGCGACACATTATAAACAACTGATGGAAAATCTACTTGCCAGCGCTCATCTACTAATACTGAATCAGAAGTGGCTACTTCATTGGCTATAGATACCCTAAAATGAATACCTGTAACTAATAAAAATGTAGTTGTAGCGGGGGTAATAGGAGTAGTAACAACCGGTGCAGCAGAATTAACTACAACTGAATCTTCACTTGCAATTTCATCAGTAATTGTAATATTTAGATGTACACCCGGAGTACCCACAGATGTGGTAGTTCCGGGTGTAATAGGAGAAGTAGACACTGAAACAAACTGAGTCCCTAATAAATTAGCTCCTACATCATATTCTTTATTTTCTTGAAGCCAATAGGAAACCCATGAAGTAACATCTAGTGCGTAAACTGAAGATATTTCAGGAGTGCATGGAACACCATTAAGCGTATTTAATGCTGCTGTTAGCTCATCATAATCTACATATACAATATAAGATTCAATATCCGGAAACGATTCGAAATAGTTACCATCTTCAATGAAGGCCATAAAGGTACGTAAATTACCTTTAAGGCTGCGATATACTTGCGCATATGATAAATCTTTAGAAAGGTCACCGCCTTGTAAAATGCTTGTCAACGCTGCATTTAATAAAGGATTACTGTGATCTGGATCGTCAAATAGAATGACATTTCTAACTTCAAAATATTCAACAGTTTGGCTGTCTGGTTTCCAACCAAGAAGGATCATAATTAAATGTATGATCACTTCAACTATTTGAACAACAACATCAACAATGAATATAATAATCGCTACTACAATGTTGACAATAGCGCTTACAACACTAGATATAAACCCCATTAGTTATACCTTAATTGGGTAGAGGTTCAGCATTAGTTATCTGAGTGTTTATATTACCTGTACCTGTTTCATTAATGGCGTCTACGCCTGTGGCTGCGACGCCAGCTGTGGAAATATTAATAGCCCATGCATCTAGAATAGTCTTAAGATACTTCTGATCAGCATTCCATTTAAAGCCTTTAGCCTGCTCAATAGATAAGGCAGCCTGGGCTCCCATGACACTCGTAGCAGTAGGTACTGCTTTAGTAGACTTATCAGTTTGAGCAAATTCAGTGATTTCTTTCTGGAATAACAATGAGCTTTCAGCATTAGCTTTTTCTTGACCTAATGTATACCCAACAGCTGCCGTCATAACGGACTGAATAGCCCCTAAATACACAGTTCCATACGCTGAGCCGGTAATGCGCCCTAGATCAAACTGTGCATTCAGATGCGCAGTAACAGTCTCCATAATATCATCAAATATTCCAGTACCTGTTACTACATAATTAGGTGAAGAAGAAGTAGCGATATTAGCGGTTAGATTAGCAACGGTAAGTGTCATACCTGCATTCCTCCTTTAGCTTGCTGTGATGCTGCAAGGGCATCCATCTCACCTTGAGTGAGAGGATCTAAAACCTGTACATTAAACTTCTTAGCTATATAAGCCTGCATGCTCTTATTACCATCTGGCATTGTCACCTGACGAAACTTTTGCATTTCAGCAGCTTCCATCTGATCATAAATAATCTTAGGAACATGCCACCCTTCTTGATTATTAAAGGGTACATACTTCTTAATCATACGACCGTTATTAACTGCTGAGCTACCTACAGTAAAAATCAACCCTTGATGTTGACTCATGAGTGGATCATTAGCAGTAACTATTACACGAACAAGCTTCATAGCGCGTTGTTCTTTAGTTTCCGTTGTAGCTTTACGCATAGCGGCTACTGCAGCTTCTGTAGGACCTGTATTTTTAACTACTGGAGTTGCAGGTGCTTTAGGTGCAGCAGGCTCTGGAGCTGTATAAGTACCAGCTCGTACTTTTACAAGAGTATC